CCAGTCAACGCAACTGTGCTAAGGCTCACGCCTTTTTCCTTCCCGCCGGTGTGCCAACGCCATAGGCGGCGGCTGTCTATCAGTGTGACTTGACGACCATCTTGTGCGGTAACGGTTCCGTAATGGACGCCGCTTGCATAGCAGCGGATGATACACTTTTTGCCTATCATAGTAATTTCCTTTCGATGGGGTGTGGCGCACATTGCGCAAGGCATACGTTACAGGTTGACCGTGCAGCTTGTCAAGGTGTATGCAGTTCCGAGTAAAGCAAGGGAATTGCGCCGATGGCCGAGGAAGATGTGCAGCGGGGAACGGTTGATGCGCCCTGGCGGCGTTTCACGAAAGCCGAGGAAGCACAAAGGCTTATCGTTCTGGACACGCGGATCGAGCGAAGAAAAGTGATCCTCGAATGGGATCAGAACGAGCGAACCAGGATCATGCACCGGGCAATTCGCCGGATGCGCAGAGCGGAGGGGAAAGAATGAGCGAGGCAATCTGGAGGGCCATTGCGCTCAAGTGGGCGAGGAACAAGCTATGACCGGCAACCGCATGACAGCCGCCCAGCTCCAGGCGTTCTACAAGGCCGACGGCGACCACAGCGCGCCGCGCCAGGACCGCGAGGGGCCGATCCACAAGGCGATCCTCCAGCGCCTCGATCTCTGCTTGCCGGGTGATGCGATCTATCACCACAGCCCGAACGAGCTGGACATGGCCGGACCCGAGGCGGCTCGCCAGATCGCCAAGGCGCGCAAGCTCGGCACCAAGGCAGGCTGGCCGGATATCGAGATCATCTGGCAGGGCCGCGCGTTCTTCCTGGAGATCAAGGCCAAGAGCCGACAGAGCGATGCGCAAAAGGATATCCAGCGTGATCTGGCGCGGGCCGGTGCGCCTTATGCCGTGGTGCGATCCGTGACCGACGCCGAGGACATTTTGAAACAATGGGGGCTTACATGACCGAACCCGATCTTGACCTGTCCATCCCGTCGCTAATGCGCGCCTGCAAAGGCAACGTGGCGATGTTGCCCAGCTTCATGGTGCATGACGACGACGTGTGGCCGCGTTCTGGCGTGGTCAGGACCGACAGCAAGGGCCGCATCCACATGCGCCGCTCGACCTTCATCCGAACAGTGTCCGGCAAGCTGCCGATCCTCGCTGGTATCTGGCACCGCATCGACGTTCAGGAGTTCCACCTCGATCTCAAGCCGCACCACCTCCAGGGATCGAGCGATCAAGAGGGGGGCAACCGACGAGCGGCGGCGCGTGCCGTGGCAAAGGCCGATTGGGCCGGACGAGTGGAAGGGGATCAGGGATATGGCACAGCTCCTGGTGGGGATCACGGGCAACAGGACGTTGCCAGAGATGTTGCAGAGGCTAAGGCCCGAGGAACAAGCGGAAGCGTTGGCTCAACCGTTTTTGCCCGAGATGGTGGCGACGACGGCTAAGTGGGCTTGGACGCTGGAGGACGATCACGGCGAGTTTGTGGCCAGCATGGCGATCATGCCCGACGTAAACCGGCGCGGATGGTTCGTCTCATATCCCGGTGTCGCAATCCGATCCTCGGCCGAGCTTCGCCCGCTGTTCCGGCTATACACGATCTTCCGCAACAGCGGCGCGGTGTATGATGAGCTGCGCGCTTGGGTGGCCTCTGACGACGAAAGAGCGATAAGGTTTGCCGAATGGTTTGGTTTTCGGCTAGATTGCGGGCCAGCGACTGCGTTTTCACCGACGGGCCGCGATATGAGCTTATATCTATGGAGGCGACCATGAGCGGAATGTTTGGAGACGGCGGGGCCAGCAAGGAAGCGGAGAAGCAATCTGCGCAGGCGCGGCGTGAGCGGCAAAACTCAAACGAGGAAGCCGGGCGCGCGCAGCAGCGTGGCGAACGTGGCGGCGGTGGCGGCGCGGGCACTCGGGGCCGCGACATGCTGATCGGCAACCTGTCAGACCGCCTCAAGAAAACACTCGGGGGCTGATCGTGGCACAATGGCCCATCGACAAAGCGTGGAAGGCGATCTCTGCCGCAAAGCGCGACAAGGAAGGCTCGGACGAGATTTACCGCGAGGCGATGGAGCTGACGTTTCCCGACCGCGAGAATTTCACCAAGACCAAAGAGGGCCAGAACAAGGCCGCTTACAACTGGGACAGTACGCCACAGGTGTCGGTGATTAGAGCCGCCAACCGCCTCTCCTCGGACTTCACCCCACAGTTTCAGGACTGGTTCGAGATTGGCTTGGGACCAGCCGCAAAACAGATGCCGGACGAGGCTTTCAAGGAGGCCGTGGGTAAGGCGAAAGACGAGGCCAAGGCAGAGCTGGAGGCCGTCACCAACATTGTGCAGGCTGTGTTTAACGGGCCAGGCTTTCCGACCGCCTCCAATGAGACATACATCGACTGGCATTATGGCCAGGGCGGCATGAAGGTGATGCCGAACGACGACTTCCTGGGCGAGCCGGTGATCTTTCAAGCCATGCCTCTCTCGCACTTCTACGCCTACGAGGGGCCGAACGGGCGGCTGGATCGCTGGTTCTTCTGGCACGAAATCCGCGCTGATGCGATCATGGCCGAGTGGCCAGACGCAACATTGCCCGAGAAGCTGAAAGAGGAGGCCGAGAAGCCGACGCCCGGCATGGTCAAGCTCGCCTCGGTGGTCTACCGCGACTATGACGAGAAGGAGCGGCCGTTCCGCTACGAGGTGTTCTGGCAGAAGGGCGCTGACAAGGCTCGCCTGGTCGAACGCCAGAGCCGCACATCGCCTTTCGTGACGCCGCGATACTCCAAGCTGCCGGGCGAAAACCGTGGGCGGGGTCCGGTGCTGTTCGCGTTGCCCGATATCCGCACCGCCAACAAGATCGTGGAGCTGACCTTGCGTGCCGTGGCCGTGGCCGTGGCTGGCGTCTACACCGCGACCGAGAACGGGCTGAACGGGCCGATCTCGATCAAACCCTATTCGATCATCAAGGTGCGCCGCAACGGCGGGCCGGACGGTCCCAGCCTCCAGCGCCTCGACAATCCCCAACGGATCGACTTTGGCGAGCTGGTGCTGGACACTCTCCACATGAACATTCGCAAGGTGATCGGTGACAACAGCCTGCCGCCCGAGGCTGGCCCGATCCGCACCGCGACCGAGTTCGTGCAGCGTGCCCGCGAGCTGGTGGCAGATCAAGCTGGTGGCCTGGGGCCGTCTCTATGCGGAGTTCGTGATCCCAGCCGTGCAGCGTGTCGTGGATATCCTGGAAAGCAAGCAAATCCTGCCGACGCAGGGGCTCCAGATCGACCAGTTTCTGATCGAGGTGCGCATGACAAGCCCGCTCGCGCGGGGCGAGGCCATGCAGGAAGTCGAGAACATTGTGCGCTTCATGGAAATGCTCAAGGCCATTGGCGGCGATCAGCTCATGGCGTTCGAGGTGGACCTGGAGAAAGCCACACCGCTCTTGGGCGACCTGATGAACGTGCCGATGGAGGTGCGGACCACCAAGGAGCGCAAGGCCGAGCTGATGAAGGCGGCGGCAGGCACAAGGCGCGGCGCAGCAAGGGGCTGATCCAAACGTGGCGGAAGCGGCCGTAGAAGCGCAGGGGGCGCAACAGAATGGCAGACGGTGATACCGGGCTCGACGCCCTATTCCAGAACGCGGACAGTGACGCCTGGCGCGATCTCATGCGTCGCACAGAGGAACAGGCACCCGTCAAGCAGGGACTCGATCCCGAGCTTTACGCGGTGGTGTTCTCGACGCCTGCCGGGCGCGAGGTTCTGGCTGATATGTATAACCGCTACGTCAACTTGACGCGCTGCGTGCCGGGCCAGGGGGCCGATGCAGCGTTCTACCGTGAGGGCATGGCGCAAGTCGTGTTCGATATCGTTCACAACATCACCCTGGCGCAAGAAGGAGATGGCAATGGCCAAGAAGGATGATCTGATGGAGGAGGCCAAGGCCCCTGGGATCGAGGCGAGGTGAAGCGCTCCAAGGTGAACCGGGGCTCGCGCCGCCGGATCGAACGGGCGATCACTAAGCTCAACGAGGAGATCGACGCCGCGGTCAAAGAGCTGGATATGCAGGCGTTCGTCGCTGACGAGGACGGCAACCGCACCGGAGAATGGCCCGCTGTCACCCGCTGCGCGAAGCGAA